ATGCACCATTCTCATCACTTAATCTTTCAAACATCATTTTCTCAAAAGGGACTTCTACCTTATATGTACCACCATCCCATTTAGCATCTGGGTTGTATAATTCATTACCAAATGTAGCTTGATTTATTTCATCTGCATATTCTACTAAGAAACTTTTTTTACTTTTAAATTTGAATGACATTTCTTTAAATTGAAACAGCCTCTCTAAACTTGAAGTTGAAGAATCTACATATTTTGTTATATCATAATTAACTCCACTATTCATAAAACTTGTTGAGGTCTGAGTAACTATATTATAGCCATCTCTATAAACAACTAAATTAAACATCTTAAACAAACCACTTAAAAAATCCATTACTTTCATTTTTGGTATTTGTTTGCTTATATAAAATGTGTTGTCAATATTAAAATTAGTAGCACTATAGTCTGCTTCCCAAGTAGTAACTTGTGCATCTAAAATACTATCTCTTTCTAATTTTTCTATTAAAAATTCTTGTGAAGTAATTGTAAGTGCGTTTTCTGTTTGTACCTCAACAATAATATCTATAGGACTCCCTATTGCAAAATCTCTACTATCTACATAAACAATAAAAGATTGTGAAGTACCAGCATCCCAAGTCATATCTAATAATGGGTCTTCATCAGATGCTCTTAATATTCTTATATCATAAGGTACAGTTGTTGAGGTATATATAGTAGCAGTTATTTTATATTCTTCTAACCATCTACCTCGTGTAACAAATACTGTTCTTACATCTCCTACTGCTGCACCACTTGGGTTGTTTACAAATGTATAATCTGTTTCAGCTGTACTATGAAATCTATTTCTAATTATTTGTGTGCCACCACCATCTGTTGAATTAGTTATAAAACCTTGATTTCTGTGCATCCACATATAAACATCATCTATCTGTTGTGAATCTAAAAACCCTGTTATATTAAACTCTGGTTGCGTTCTATTTATTGCCTGTATAATAGCTCTAATTCTTATAGCTGGTTTTAAGTCTACATAAGACAATCCATTAGTAGTATTAAACTCTTTGTAACCACCTGTGGTTGTATATCGCATATTTTTACTATGCTGTATATTAGGTACAAGTACATCTGTTGCATTAGCACCATAGGTTATTTCTAAAGATGTTGCATCAGCAGTTAATCTATTTGTAATTTGTGCTGAGGTATAATCAAAATCTAAATCTCCATAATCTAAAGAACTTAATTCTTTATCTCCTAATACTTCTTTTAACTCAACTGTTTCCCCATAAAACACTACTTTATATGCGTGTGCTTTATTGTCTTTTAATGTTACACTTTTAAATTGTATCTGTCCTTTTCTATAATCAACACCATTTAGTTTTATTATTGCATTGTGTCTAAAACGAGCATCAAAGCTATTTTCAAGACTTAGATTTTCATAATGTCTAAATAACTTATTATTGTGTTTAGATGCTGGTAAATTAAACTGTTGGCTAAAAGGTGTAAACACTTTTGATATATCTCTTACATTTACTAATGATTCTGTTATTGATACGCTTTCATCTTCAAACATATCTGCCTTAGTGTAATCGCTTTCTATTTTATATATCTCTACTCCAAGACCACCAAATATATCTGCACTTAATGTTAACTGTGTATCACTATCAATAGCAGTAACAAAGGCTCTTAATCCTGTTATATTTGGAATCACATTAGTAACTAAATCTCCTACGTCTACAGTTTCATTAAAATTAGCAGTAGAATCTATAAGTTTATTTGTAGCAGTAGATGATACACTACCAATAACGCTTTTATAACCTTTTATGTATAGTTCTATTATCTGCATTAACGTATGTTGTTTATAGTGTCAAAACCAAATTCAACTTCTATTGTGTAATTAATTATCTTGTCGTTTAGTTGTGTCTTATATGCTAAAGAGCTACTTGTTACTTGTATCGGTAGTGTCTGTGAGTTTATCTCTATCCAACAATCCTCACTTAGTTGCATCTCTTTAAATACATCATTATAAGCCTCTGGGTAATATCCTGTGTTTAGAGTTAGTTTCTCTTTACCATTCTTTGTAAGTGTTTTATCTTGATGTCTGCTAATATCATAACTACCAGCTACAACAGTATTACGTTTGTATTTTTCTTGCTTTGTAGTTAGTGATTCATTAGTACGTTTAAAAAACCATATATCTTGTAAAGCACCAAACTTGTTTATGAATGTTACTTTGTATGGTGTAAACTTACATTCGCTTTCGCTTTTAACTGTTAGCTTAGTAACACCACTTGTAGTATCTACATATATCGTATCAAAGTCAAACAATGTATATTCTTTAGAAAACTCACTTAGACAATCACTACCCTCAAATACACCACCATCTTGTATTACTCTATCCTCAAATTCATCAGAGCCATTTATACCACTTGTAACGTATTCTATTTGTGCATTACTATTTGTGCTTGAACTTATAGCTTTAGTGTATACTTGTTGTCCGTTTAGTTCGTATGTTACTTGAGTTGTTGTTGAGGTGTCTACTGCTATTGTAGCTGGTGCATCATCTAACTTTACTATTGTAGTATTAGATTGTAAAAGACCTGTGTTGTTCTGTGGGTTTGCACCATCCTCAAAAAAGCCATAACCATCAAAGCCTTTTAATTGTACAAAAGATGACCAAGTACCACTTACGTTTGTAAGTTCTATTTTATACCTGTAATCTATCCAAACAGTTTCAGTTGCATAATCTCCATCAAAAGTATGTAGTAAATAATCTCTTACTATTTCTCCTATCTCAAAAGTAGCATTTTGGTTTACTGCTGATGAGGTAAAGCTGAATTTATTAGCTCTATCTGTTGTTTGCACTCCTGTATATACATATAGTTCTAAATCAACACTTACTAAATTTTGATTAGTAAAGTTTATGTAATACGGACTTCTTGCGTTTACTTTGCTCATTTGCTTATGTTTACTTGTATTTGTTTTTCTATTCCTATTGCGTATGCTTCTACTAATTCATCTGGCAATCTCTTAAATGCAGCAGCAAAAGGCTTTGTAAAAAACATACTTGGTCTTATTCCTTTCTTATATATTGATTTAGCTATTGCGTAATTCAATCCTTTTCTCTTTTCAAACTTTCCACCTTTACCTCTTGGTGCTATTCCCTTTCTAACAGTCCACTTGTCAAATGCCTTAGCTGGTGGCATCTTGTTTGTGTATTTATATGGTGTGTTATATTTCTTTTCTGTACCACTAACACCTCTGTCTTGAAACTTACCATATTCTACCATATCAAAGCCTAAGGACATTGTTGAGCCACTTTGACTTATCTCATACCCTAAACTATTATATAGTTCCTTAAAAACGTTCTTTTTGCCCTTAGATAGATTGCTTCTTGATTGTTGTATAACATACTTAGCAAACTTATTTAACTCATCTCTTAAGTACTGGTCTGCTAACATATATCAATATCGTTATGTATTACAATATCCATAGTAGCAGCAAACCCAGCAAGTCTATTATCAAACCTTTCATAAAAAGGCTCTAAGGTTGCATCTCCTTCTAATTGAAACTTATCACTATATAGCGTACCTCTGCGTAATACCATTACGAGTTTATTTAATACTGCTAATTGTGTATTAAGTACATCTTGCTCGTTATTGTTACCTCTGAATATGTCTGTTGTTTCTGTCTTGCTTTCGTCTACTATATCCATAGCCATAACAGTTATGTTAAACAACAATACTTGTTCTTGTGTAGTAACGTTGTTTATGATAATATGACATAAAGGAAATATACTTTGCTTAGATAAGTCTATGTCAAATATATCTCCTGTTGTTACTGTGTTTACATTAACATCACTTAAGAGCTGTGTCTTAATAGTTTCTGTTAATTGGTAAAATCCTCTTATCCCTGTTTGGCTCATTTAAATTTGTTTTTAATTCTTGCTGCTTCTATATCGTTTTTCTCTTTTGTATATTCTAAATACGTTAAGCATTGATGTACGTTTAGTTTAGTGATATTTTCAAATTTTGTAATATCTCCGTTAGAGATTCCATAGAGTGCGTTAAACCATCCCCATTTGGCTGTGAAAGCAGATGTTGAGCTAAAGCCTTCTCGTTCTTCTTGTCCAAAGAGTTCAGCATAACCATCGATAAGTCCTTGCCTAAATTGTAAAAAAAAACAATAGCACCTAATACTGCATCTAAAGGAAATTCTTTTGCCTCTTCGCTTGTGTCAGGGTTATAGTCTTTTATCTTGTATCTATGACCTCTCTTGTGTTCTATTGGTCTGAACAATACATTTACTGCTCTATGTAAATTATCATTATCTCCTATGAAGGTATCTAAGTCCATATACTCCCCAAAAGACATATCGTCTAACTCTGGTATAAAACCATATTCCACACCATTAAGAGTAAACCTATTTATAAGCTGGTGCTGTGCATCAAACATACGATTAATTATCTCGCATATCTCTGCTATGTCTGTAGCTTTCATATTCCTTACTACTATCTCTGGCACATCACAAAATATCTCTACTATCTTTAGTTGTATCGCAGAATCATTAGTTTGGTCTAACTTGCTTTCTAACTTTGCAAACTCTTGGTATTGTTTAAGAGTAACATCATTTAAAGTTGTCGGTATTCTTAGATTAACTTTCATACTAATATATAAACGTTTTTAAATTATTTTAGTGAACAATATACTTACCTCTATTAGGATTTTGTAATTGATAGCCTACAGCGTATCTAACTGCATCTATCAAGTGATTATACTTGTCTATTGGTGTATTGCTTTTTCTTTCTAACCAGCGATAGTTGTTTAGTTCTTTGATGAGGTTTGTACTATCTGGACTTACCACTAAGTCATAGTCTTGTAGTAGGCTTATTCCGTATGTAACACTTCCTTGACCTTTTATACTTGGTCTTACATTACATCCTTTTGCTTTCATCTCGTGTATTAAGCGAGGCTCAGAACTATCTACAATTATAAGACTTTCGTTTGCGTGTTTTTTGTTTAGCTCTACCATTTGTGATGTTGTTAGCCTTTCTAAATAAAAGCACTCCCTTAAATATATTGTTTTAGTTGAGGTGTGTATGTTTACTTCTATTAACACACTTGGGTCTGCTGCAAATCCTATGTCTTGACCAAAAACACTTACGCTATGTCTTTTAAACTCTCCTATAGTCCAGTTGCTAAATATAACACCCTCAGCTTTAGACATCCAAGCACCTAACATCTGTTGTTTGTATTTCTCTGGTCGTCTTGACCTCATCTGGTCTATTTGGTCTATATAGCTTTTAGATAAGTTCTCTAAGTTGTCTAAGTATGTGGTGTGTATATAGGTAGTGTTTTCTTTTGTTGTATTGCTTCCCTCTTGTACCCCTCTATCCTCAAAGAAGCGTGTATATATAAAGTGTTCTTTAGTAGTTGGGTTTAGTATTAGGATAACTCTGTTTTGCTTACCCTGTTGTCTTACTGATAAGTCTATAGTGTCAAACTTCTGTTCGTCTGTTAGTTCCTCAGCTTCATCTACTACCCAAGTTGTAATACCTTGCAGAGATTTAAGGTTTGCAGTCTGGTCACCACTTGATGTCTTGATACCTCTAAAGATTATCTTGCTTCCTGTCTTTTTGTTTAGTATTTCGTCTTTTGTTATGTGGAAGTCGTGTACGCAGTTAAAGAGTTCTAACTTGTCTATGAACTCTGGTATGATTGATATGTATGCTGAGGTTAACGTATAACGAGTAAACAGGATTGTGTGTCCTTGCTCGTATGTAAGCATAACCAAAAGGGCATTGATAGTAAAAGACTTCCCACTACCTCTACCCCCACTAACTATAAAGTACCTACTATCTTCACTAAGTATAGGTTTGTATTTATTGTGTATCTCAATCAACGAACTTTATTAAATCTCTAAAATTAATGTTTAAGCCTTCGCTTGAGTTTATGTCTACGCTTTCTTTTGGTTTACCATATCTGTAACTTAAATACAGTTGCACAGCTCTCATATCTCCTTTAGCTACTAACTCGCCTAATTTAGATAATGCTTCGTCTTTGTCTATTATTGCATCTAACCTTTCTATTAGCTTTTGCTCTTGTGCTTTTGGTTTTCTACCAGCACCTTGTCTTGAGCCTCCTCTATTTTCTACTTTCATATTTTGAAAAACTTTGATTAATCAAACTATTAATATATAAACAGAATTAATTTTTTTTAGAATAATCTTTGTTGTGCTTTATGTTGTTCTATTCTTTTCATAGCTGCTTCATAATACTCTTTATCTAATTCACAAGCTGTAAGGTCATATCCTAAGTTATGACAAGCTATTGCTATTGAGCCACTTCCTAAATGT